AATTATAACACTTATTCTGATTTTCTTAAAGGGTCAAGGGGAGACAAGAATTTAAAAAAATTTAAATTTAATAATCCAATGACTTTAATGCCTTCTTATGGCTCTAAGGTCACGATAGATTTCTCAATAAATTTCATGAGATCTAATAATGGCCATGTAGTGCATGATATGTATAATTTAAACCGAGTATCCTTTAGGATGAATTTAGACTTTTCCTATCTAAACCTTAGGGATGGTTATTATTTAATTGATTTTTTTGAAAAAACTAAAGCTGGAGAAAAGTTCATATTTCAACCAAAACCTTACGATGAATTAGATATTTCAAATAAATATAAGTCTTTGTATTCGTTAGAGCCTTACTTTGTTCAGGAGTTTGAATTCGAATCATACGGAGTACAACAATCCGATCCGAACACAGCATCAATAAGCACGACTTTTATGGCAGATAATCTATCTCAATTAAATTTAAGAAACATAATTTATATAGAAGCTTTGCCTGAGAAGCAAAAAGAAATAATTAATGATTATTTCTTTAGAGAAGAACTTGACATTCAACCTTCATACGAGCAATCTTTTGCGGCAAAAGGAGTTTCGCAAACATTTTCTGAAGGAAAAGGTTTGGCTTATAGCAAATCTGACAGCGAGATGAATTTTAATAATTCATTCAATTTAATATATAAAGGAGTGTCTGATGCAGAGGCTTTAAAAATAATATCTTTCTTCTTGCAAAAACAAGGGTTTGAAACAATTAAATTCAAAACAAAAGGCCCTAGACCAAGAGAGCTCCATGTGCATTGTAAAACTATAGAGCATAATTTTGTTTTTAAAAACTCTAACGATATAACTGTCACTCTTATGGAGAATGGATTTTCAATGAAAATGAAGTCCAGTATTTAGTGGAAAAAAATGTTTATAAATTTATTATTTAATAATGCCTTCTCAACAAAACAGTGCGAAAATAAACAGGGAGCTTTTTCTCTCGAACAGATCTTTGATTGTGGAGTTAATAGAAATATTCTCTATACCAAACACGGAAGACGTAATAAGAATGCATTCTGGTCACGGAGCCGTTCATTCTTCACTTTTTTTTGACGACAAAGAGTATTTCTATGTCCCATATTCTATAGAAAATATAGAGGTAAGGGGCGATGGAAATTTATCTAGACCGACTCTTAAAATAATCAATTTTAACGGGTTTCTTTCTAAATACATTGTAAATAAAAATGATTTTTTAAAAGCTAAAGTCAAAAGAACGAGAACTTTTGTGAAATTTCTAGATGAAAAAAACTTTTTAAATTATCAACAAGATAAACGATACTGGGATAAAATAGGTGTAAATCCAGATCCCCAAGCAAAACTTAGGGACGACATATGGATTATAAATCACAAAATACAAGAAAATAAATTTTATGCAGAATTTGAGCTTTCGAATGCTCTTGATATGGAAAATGTGACAATTCCAAGAAGAAAAGTAATAAATAATTATTGTTATTGGAAGTATAGAGGTAAAAATTGCGGCTATGTAGGAAACCCAGTAGCAGATGCAAATAATGTAAAATTTAAAAAAGTCATAGTGGATAAAGGTTTGTGGGAGTTGAATCAAGCTTATAGAATTAATGATGCTGTGTTTTTAATCACCAGAGAAGGTAATGACACAAGACATACAGTCTATGTGTGCTCACAAGACCATACATCCTCAGATACGAACAAGCCGAGTATCAGTAATGTTAATTGGGTACGAGATGAGTGCTCAAAAACCCTCAATGGATGTAAATTAAGGTTTAGGGATGAAATAAGCCTACCATTTGGAGGCTTTCCTTCTAGCAGGTTATTTTAAGATGTCTTTAGAAAAAATAATAAAATATATAATAAAAATTTCAGAGAATAGCGACGAAGAAGTGTGTGGAATTATTTACAAATCAAAAAATAGATTTTTATTTAAAGAATGTATCAATATGGCAAATAACAAAAAACATGAATTTATTATATGTGATAAAGACTATATTGATATTCACAACAATGGAGAAATAGTATGCATATTTCATTCGCACCCATATGGAACTAATGGATTATCAAAATATGATTTATTAAATTCAGAATACCTGCAAATACCTTTTTTGATGTATGAAAAAGAAACAAAAAAAACATACATTAATGAAATTGAAGATTGCAAGCATTTAAAATCTCTGAAAAAAACTTTATCATGTGTAACTTGAGTATAGGAAAAAGGTATGGTTGAGGTAAATTTACATGGAATTTTAGGTAAAAAATTTGGAAAAAAACATAATTTAAGTGTTGAAAATACTCAAGAAGTAGTAAGAGCATTAGATGCTAACTTTCCAGATTTCAGAAGGTTTTTATATGAAAACGAGCAAATTACATATAAAATATATGCAGATAGAAAGCCTTTAAGCGCAAAAGAAGAAATAAAAGTATCATTAAAAGGGAAAAAAAGCTTACACATTTTCCCGCGAGTAAGAGGTAAATTTGAAATGATTTTAGGCCTGTTTGAAGGCGGCTTAACAGGGGGAGGCGGTGTAGGAGACTGGGCTGCGGGATCAACTTTAGGTTGGGGATTTGATAAATTAGGAGATTGGGCTAATCCTGGTGGAGATGGTTGGTTTGATAGTTTTGGTGGGTTTTTTGGTAATCTATCTCATCTTGCATCAGATCTATCATATGAATATGGAAATTGGGCATTATTGGAAGGGTTCAAACAAGAATTAATAGACGATCCAGAGCCTCCAACTTTGGGAGAAGATGCTGCCCCGACATTAAAGTCAACTACATCTTATACTTTCCAGCGACCCATGAATAATGTACAACAAGGTGTCCCAGTGCCACTTGGTTATGGTCGATTGAGAGTGGGTAGTCATGTAGTATCTTCTTCTTTATTAAATGCTAGAACAGCTGCTTTTGATAAAGTTTCTGACACTGAAATAGATAGTGAAGGAAACACGGTTGGGGCAATGCATGTAGATTTATTTAGGAGTTAACATGGCTGTCACTATACATGCGAATGCATCGGACACAGATCCTAGGATATTTTTTAGGAGAATAAGACGCGGAAATGAAAAAGTATACACTCCTTCGGACGAAGATAAAGAAAAACTACAATCTTTGTCATTTATTAAAACTGTAGATTTAATATGTGAAGGGCCGATAGAAGGTTTTTGTGATGCAACTGGAGGAAAAGTAGAAGGCACAGATATATTAAAAGCTATATATCTAAATGAAGTTCCCGTACAGAATACAGAATATGTAAGAACCGCAGGAGGGGGGCAATATAATTTTAGAAATATAAATATAGGATTTAAAATAGGAACAGAAAATCAAACCCCTTTATACCAAGAGCAAGACGATAATTTCTATTGGCTGGAAGATTTTTCCTACACTTCACAGACGATACCTTTAAGGATACCTTTAAACAATAGCATAAAACTTGAAGATCAAACAGTTCAACCTAGCACCCTACAATCACAAGCCAATCACTCAGTAATAGATAACGATGTAGATTGGTTAGGGTTGACGATTTCAGTACCAATGTGTTATGCAATAGACGATGATGGGTCACATATTATCAATAATGGAGGAGTTCATATATGGGGAGATATTTCTGGGGTTGCTCATAGATCTTTGGCGGAAAACGAAGTTCTACCAATTAGCGACGATGGATTTAATGAAAGAAATGTGTTTTTAAAGATTAAAGGTATAGCTCTAAGCGAATACAAGGAAGATGTTTTTTTAAAACTAATAGATGTAAAAGATCTGCCTGGAGGAAAGCCAAGGCCAAGAAAAGTATACATACAAAATACAACAGAAGAGTCTTTTAATTTTAAATCTAAGTTTGCTGTCGCATTAGATAGTGTTACGGAAATTGTAAAAGTAAATTTATCTTACCCTTCTTCTGCTTATGTTGGAACAGTTTTGTCTGCAGAAGCTTTTGCTGGTATACCTTCTAGGTCATACGATATAAAGCTAAAAAAAGTAAAAGTACCTTCTAATTATGTAGAAAAACTTGAAGGCCCAGAAGGGCCTACAAAAAAAAGAGCATACGCTTATAAAGGGCATGCTAAAGGATCTTTACATACAAGCGAAGAAAGACATGAAGGAATTTGGGACGGTACATTTAAAGACGAATTAGAGTGGACAGATAACCCAGCATGGATTCTTTATGATATCATAACAAATGATAGGTATGGACTTGGCGAATATACAAAAGATATATATATTGACAAATGGGAGTTATATAAAATAGCAAAATATTGCGATGAAATAGTAACCACATCAAAACCTTTAGAGAAATCATCAACATCATTTGTTACAGAAAGAAGGTATACTTGCAATATAATGTTATCAAATTCTATGGAAGCTTATCAAGCGGTAAAAGAAATTGCTAGCATTTTCAGAGGAATGGTCTATTTTAATAATTTGGCTGTTTTCGTGGCTTTAAACGCTCCCAAGGAAAGCATAGCAACATTCACGAATGATAGTGTGGCTGAAGGTATGTTTAGTTACGGGGGAACCCCTAAACATACTAAATTTACAGCAGTAAAAGTAGCATATAAGGATAAAGAGAACTCTTTTCTACCCAGATATGAATATTTGGAGGACCCTGAAGGGATAATTCGATACGGCTTGCTTGAAAAAGAAATTACTGCTGTCGGTTGTACATCTAGAGATCAAGCTAAAAGAGTAGCAAGATGGATATTATTAAGCTCAAATAGAGAGGAGGAGCAAATTTCTTTTGCTGCCTTTCGAGATGCGGAAAGACTAATGCCTGGAGATATTTTCTCAGTAAAAGATGAACTAAAAAATGGATTTATAATTGGGGGAAGAGTTAGACATATAGAAGATAATAAACCCAATATAGAAGACAATTTTATTGTACTGGATAGGCAAATTCCAACTGGAGATTACAATATAAACAAAATAAGTTTTTTAATCCCAAGGGAAGATGAGGAAGATTTTAAAGAAAATTCATATTCAGATTTTATACACAGAAATGGTTATAATATAACAGCTGGTTTAGATGCAGGAAGCAGGAGCTTTGCGAAAATACCAATTAATTCAGATACATCGGATAACAATTCAATTAATAATTATTTTGGACACTCAACATCTGGAACAATTATTAAAACAAATGCGGATGAGCCTTTGGTTGTAGCTCAACCAAAAGAGAATAGGGATTTAATGGCAGGCGGCGCAGGGTTTGCTACATTAAATGATTACTTTTTGTCAACTGGTGTTTTAAGAACCATGATTGAGGGTGATGATCGATCAAATTGGCCTTATAAAATAATCCCTGGAACCATTTATGTAATACATATAGAAAGCAAAGCTGGGGAAGTTTTTAACTATAGTAAGAACTATGAATTGGTAGCTAAACAAGAAAACGATAATGGAACTTACTCCATAACAGCGGTGGAATATGACTCTGGAAAATTTAACATAGCAGATGATGATTCTCCAATTTTCACATCACCTGGGTTTAGAGATAGTTTTGATACGGAAGATGCTAATCCAGGAGCAGGAGGAGGAGGCCCTGGATTAGTAGATGAAGGAGAAACAGAAGAACAGATAATACATTTTGGTTTTCCTAGAGAAAATACAGTAGATTTAATACTCACTTCCTCTGGGTATGTAAATAGTTTAGGAGAGCCAAAAGCGAAAGTTAGATATTACTTTCATAATACCATGCAAAACGCTTCATATTACCAAGGAAGTGCGGATGGAAGGTATGAGATTAGAGTTCAAGAAATAAAAGAAGACTATTTCTCAAGACTATCATCTTCTAAAAATAGAGGAGTAAATGTATTGCAAAATGGACAATATGTATTGAGTGGAGAAAGATGTGCTCAATACAAAATACTTTATGATCCTTCGGCTGCAGACTTAAGCGACGGAGGGCAATTTGGGCCCGATAATAAGAAAGCGGTATTTGGAGGACAGACTAGAAAAGAAGTGTCTATACCAGGATTCGAAGAAGATAATTTTAATCAATCTATAGAAGTTCGACGAGCGAGAGAACCCCAAGAAATGGGAGAATTGAAAATAGAAGGTTGTGATGTTTTTGGAGAAACTTATTCAAGTTTAACAACTGGCAATGTTTTATCTGGAGAGTTTGAAGTTCCGAATCCAGATGCTTATTATGAATTTAGATGGTGTGAGGCTAATAAATATGGAAGGTCAGCAAATAAAATTGGGTTTTTTAGAGCTAATGTAGATAATGTCCCACCTGGAAAACCAAAAACCTTTAAGGTTAAAATAAGCTCACTATTCCCAAATTCTTTAAACTTTGCATGGAGTCAAGAAGACAAACCAAGAGACTTGGCAGGATATAGAATATATACTGGACATTTAGGAGGCAATAATCCAGATATTGAATTTACAGACCTAAAAGATACGAAACTAGAAGGGAATGAATTTTTTGAACCAAAAGCGGGTTCAGAATTTGCAGAGGTTTACGGTCCTAATACGACTTATTTTACATATGAAGCTGACACTTCAGACGGAACCATAAGGGATAATGATGGAAACAGAATTAGCTTTAATGAAACAGGAGCTTTTCATTTAAGAGCCTTTGATTATGCAAGTAATTTAAGTGACCCGTTGAATAGTAACTTGCTAAGTTTATTTGATTTAAAAGTGCCACCTTCTTTATATTTATCTGGAGAAATTAGAGAAGTGGCAGGAGGTACAGACTCATACCATATTGGACCAGTACTTCATGCATTTTATTCTGGAAGCTATCATGAGGCAAAAGCATTTGACAGATATATATTAAAAATATATGATGAGACAAATGGCACCCCTTCGAAAAGTATAAATATAAGAAAATCCGATATATCAGTAGCTGATCCAAAATATAATGCTGGGACATCGGGACATTTAGAAATTTTAGAAGTCTTGCCAAATAGCACTTATTTAGGAAAATTATCAGCTTTTACTGTAGATGGAAGAAGCACTCCAGACGGAGAAAGTAGAACCACTTTAGGTCAAGATAACATACCTCCATCACCTTTGGAAAATTTTAGAGTCTCTAAACAGTTTTCTAATTTTAGATTTTCCTGGGATATGCCAAAAGAATATGATGTAGCTAAAATATTACTATTCACAGGTGACGGAAAAGAAAATTTCGGAATGAGTGAAGAAGAGCAAAACGCTGCAGATGCAAGAATAGTGAACGAACCAATACAAGCACCATTTGCATCTGTTTTGCCTGACGATTTCCCTTCTTTTACTATAGACTCATTTAGAGACAAGGGGAAGGAATCATGGGAAAAAACTAGCTTCCCTTTTCATGCCTTAGCTGTAGATACATCTAATAACACTGGAATGTATACAGGTTACACATACCGATATGCAAATCTAGCAGGGCCAAATGTTCATACAAGCGGAGAGTTAACTACAGATGGAAGATCTTTGATTCATGTTTTTTATTCAGGAAGTATACAAAATGAAGAATCATTTAAATACTATTTAACGAAATATCAAGAAACCCAAGATACGACAATTTCATCTTTTATTGATACAAACAAGGCTTCTTACGATCCAAGCAGAATAGGGATGGGTTCAGGTCATTTTTCATTTGAAGCTAAAGGCAACAGATTATATGAAGTAGAAACAAGAGTGTTTTTGGATGTTTTGGAAACTAACTGGGGGCAAGACATACCACTTTCAAATGCAAAATTTTCTGACAATCCAGGCATTATAAATTCTCCGTATATTTATGCCCCACCTGACAAAACTAAGCCAGGTGTGCCGACCTGGGTAAGTTCAGTGAAAAATGGAAACAACATTTTTCTATCTTGGGATAATCCAAGAGACTTCGATTTAGATCGAATAGTGTTATATTCTGGTTTTGCAAATAATACTGGTAGAAGCGAAGGAACAATGATTCATCAGCAAACAAAATCCACTTCGGAAATTATACCGTTGAAAGATTTTGCTAGAAACGAAAATATGGAATATTATTTTTGGCTAAGAGCTGTAGATACTTCTAATAATACAGGGGATTTTAGTGTGGCCACAAATAATCCTATAGCAGATTTTGGCCAAAGGATATCTGTAGGTTTAACAGAAGCATTAGCCCCAATCGAAATAAGAGCTTTATCAGGTTTACAGGATGATGATAAAGGAGATGGATCTATACATGCTTTTATATCATATAAAATCGAAGATGAATTAAATTATCAGCATGCATATTACAAAGTAGATTTAGCATCAGACCCGCAATATAGACAAATTGTAGGATCCCAATTTTCTGATGTTACTTATGGAGTAGGCAATACAGGGAGCGGGGTATTTACAAATTTATTAGCTAATAAAAATTATTATTTAAGAGCTAGGATACATGAATTTGATGGAAAATACAGTATATACACAAGCTCAATAGATAATCCAATATTAACGCCAAAAGACACTACGCCACCGATTAATCCAGAAAATTTTAAGATTACATCTGGCCCAAAACAGGCGATACTAGAATGGGATTGGGGTGCAGGTATATCTTCTGATATAGAAAGTGTCTTAGTATATAAAACAGGAATACCTACGGGTAGAGTTGCGTCACCTTCAAACAAAAACACAAACTGCTGGAAGATATCAGATATTAGCGGATATTTTGAAGACAATCCGAACGAGTATGCAAATAAATTATCAGCGTCTACTTTTTATATTGATTCAGATATTGAAACAGGAATAGGTTTCCCCAATAAGAATGATCCAAAACAATCTATATATTATCACTATTTATTAAAAACAGTAGATAGATCCAATAATACTGGAGAGCATTTTGTTTCTGGAGTATCTAATGACAAGCACCATTACTATTTTACAAATAAAGCTGAAACCCAAAAATCTTCTTTTGTGAATGAGCAGTATGGATCTGTTCCCCACAATCAAGGCTATATAACTGGAGGGGCTATAAGTGCAGATTACATTACCAACATTTATGCTAGCAGAATAATAACAGACAAAATAAGTACTAATGCCCTAATACTTGGCCACCCGAGCGGAAGGATATTAAGTGATAATGTTTATGCTAGATCCTCAAACGATGATCGATATGCATATACTGTAGGTTCTGGGATATTTATGGATCATAAAATGTTCAGGATTGGGGATCCAGGGCAAAATGGAGATCGAGGATTCGGTTTATTTTGGACGGGTGAAAAATTGGCGAATGGAAAATTTAAGCAACCCACGTTCTCGAAAGATCCAGACGGATTTCATTTTAATAATGTTAATCCAAATACCTTAGAAATAAGAGGAAACATGACCGCTGGAACAATTGAGATAGGAGATAATAAATCTTCATCTTTAAGTGTGGATTCAGAAGGAACCTTAACCATAGGAAATCAAAATAAATCTATATCTGGATTCTTTAAGGGAGATCAAGGGGTTTCTGGACTATTAGGTCAAGTGCCAAATTATTTACGAGCTACTACTAGTGATGACCAAGCGGCTGAATCTATATATGTACAATTAGAGACAGATCATCTTTCTAATGTACAGAAAATCCAATTCAATGCTTTGCAAAATGGAGGTGCTTTTCTGGAAACAAATTGGATTAGGGGCTCTCTAAGAGGTTGGGAAGTTAGAGCTATAGAAAATATTGAAACAATAAATCATACTGATGGTAGATATGCTACTGTTAAACTGGGGATACCTTTTCAAGCATATGTAGGTTTTAATTTTTATGATATTCAAGGAAATACATACGGGCTTTCTGGAGTTGTAACCACTGGTACAAGAGAAATTTTCCCAGAAAACACACAACTTGGAGGATACCCAAAATATAGAGATTGGTGGAGATTGCATGAAGCTAAATTTAAAGTTACAAATGAAGGTACTTTATTCGCTGCCGATGCTAGGATATTAGGTACTGCAAAAGCTGATTCTTTAGAGGTTGGAAAAACTATAACACTTGGAGATGGACCGCAAGACGAAAAAAGTATAATTGAAACAAAAGGGTTTGATGAAGATATTGATCCATGTAATCCAAGTGCATATGCTGGTGGTTGGAGAATTAGAGGGGATGGTCATGCAATATTCAAAAGTATAGATATAAGATCTGGAGTAATATCTGGAAGAATGGGTCTCCACATTGGAGACGGCTGTAATACTAGGGACTTTTTTAGGGTTAACAGTTTAGGCGAAATGAGCATTGGCACAAGCTTAATCCCCAAACACAATAACTTCTATGTTTCAAGCGATGGTAATTTAAGAGCCAAGAATGCTGTTATATCTGGAGATCTTGCTGTAACAGGTACGGTTGATGTTGGCGAAGGGATTAGAGTATCTAATAGCCCAAATGGTGCTATATATATATATCCAGAAGCTATCGAATCAAGAGGTTTTTTACATCGAGGGGGTCAAGCTGGTTTTAAATTACAAAACAATGGAAAAGGATTTTTTCATAGTCTTTCTGTAACTGGAGGTTATTTTTCTGGAGTTTCTTTATTGATGGGTAAAGGAACTCAAGACGATCCTTGGTTTAAAGTATCTGAACAAGGTGAGATTAGTGTGGGTAGTTATCGATATAAAAGCAATGGTGACATAAATGGAACAGAAACAGCGTTCACTCTACCTAAAGACACTGACCCATTTTATGTCAGTAGACATGGAGCTTTACATGCAAATGATGCTTATATAAAAGGCAGTATTACAGGTAGCGATGGAGTCATAGGATCTTTAAGGTTTGAAGAACAATGGGTTGGCACATTCAACAGAGACACAAATACGAGTAGAGAGACAAAAGACAGTACGACAGCAGGTGTATTTATAGGAACAGATGGGACATTTACTCTTCAAAATGCTGCGGGCACATATTTGTCATGGATTCCTGGTCAACATGATTATGTAGCTATTACAGGAATTGCTAGTTCGAGCAATGTTAATGGCTCAGATTTTACAACAATAGAAAATGCAAGAGGTAAAGGTAAAGGTTTCTACCTTAGGGGGTTAAATGCAGGAAGTTATATATCTAATTTTACTACAGATAGTGCTAGCGCCACAGGCATAGCAAAAAAAGTTGAAACACAAATTTGTGGAGAAATTAAAGATCCTATAGAAAATGAATATTATACAATAATAGCTAAGAGTACATTAGGGTACGAAGTTAAAGGTATATATTTAGAGACTGATGCGGGCGATTGTACAATACAATTAGGTAAAACTAAGGCTGGAAGCACTTATACTCCAATAAATGGAACTGTGGAAGCTGCTACTACATATCAGGGGACTACGGCTGGAAGATGGACTGCATTTTCAAGCGCTACAAGATTTATAGAAGCAAATACAGCTCAATCATATATTGTTATTAGGCCAACTGCAATAGGAAACAACTCAAGCATAAGATTTAGAATAAACTTACAAAGAGATGGAACTTTTTCAAAATAAATATATTATAATAATGTTATATGAATATTAAAACTTTAGACATTATTAATATAAAAGCTTTACTTTACGATTTAATTTTGGAGAGAGAAAAAATAGATAATAACATAAGAGTTCTCGAACAAGAAATAAAAGATAGAGAAAAGTCTGAAAACAATAAAACAGGATAGAAAGTTTTAAAAATGCCTTTTGATGATATTGTTTGGCATGGATTTCTGGGGAGCGACTATGCTGATAGAGGAGATGGAGAATCTTCAAATGCTATTGATGTAAGGTTTGGACAAACACAATCAGAAGATTCTCATTCTACATTTAGTTGGCCAGGCTACAGAAGATTTTGCATGGCTCCATTTAAAGCTATAGCTTTAAGGTTGCAGAATTGGCCATACGCTGATGGTTCATGGAGCACATTTGCGAATAATCGATTTTATCCACAAACAGAAGCTTGGAGCCAAAACCAACAGAATTTTGATTTTGAAATGGGAGAACAGCAAGAACATGTTTTCGGCTGGCCAGATATTAGCGCATTAGACGGAGAATACAGCGCCAGGCTATACAGCACATCAACGGTTAATGGTATGGACGTAAATGATTTAAACGGCAACGCTGGATATCCAGTTGGGGAAAGAGGTGATTTGAGCGCTACAGATAATCATTCCACTTTAGTTGATCATTTATTCCAAGCACAAAACAGAGAAGGTTGTCATCAATTAAGTACTAGCGCTAATATATATAACATAACAAATCCATTTATTGGTATACATTCATCATTTCCATTAAAAATAGTAACAACAAAGAACTACAAAGGCTATAGGTTGGTTTTAAAAAGAACGAGATATATATATAACCAAACAAATATGAATTTGTCAGATAGAAGGCTTCCGACATTCGAAACTAGTTGGCAGACATTTTGGGGAAGAGATTTAAATTTTTATAGAATAGGGCAATATTATAATCATAATGAAGTTAATGCTGCAGGACTTCCTCAGGGGGACATTGAAAGAGTAATAGCTGCTATGTTTTGTGATCGATTTATTTGGCCAAGAAATGCAGGGAATGTAGCGGTTGGAGTTGATCCTGCAATAGACTTTGCTGGAACTGATACTTGGCAATATGAAGACCCTGTTTATTGGAGTTCTAACGGCTGGGTTCCAGGAGCAAAGGGAACAACTTATGCAGGCGAGATTCCTGTAAGCGATGCTGTTATTCATAGAACAATTGTTCCTAGGCAACAAATCGACACGGGGTCAGTAAATATTAAAAACATAACTATTAAGAAAAACGATAACGTGCTAAAAGCTAAGGATGATGTTTTAGGGCCTTGGGTGGAAGTCCCGAGAACGAGTATATATTCATTAGGAAAAGCAAGCACTGCAGGAGCAACACTAACATTTGCGAGCTATTATTCAAATATATCAAATGCATCCACTACAAAAGTTGATAGATACGTAGCCGCTGGATTCCAAATAAAATTCAGTGGAGATGATACTTGGTACAAGATTACAGCTGCATCTAAAGATGGTGCGACATTAAGTCAAGCCCCAAGCAAAGCAAAGAGTAGTGTTGAGTTTACACTAAGAGTACCAAGAGGATCACCCAATTCAGATTATACATGGGGTAATTATAAATTAAGTGTCTTCGATGAGGATAATAGTATAAATTCAAGTTGCGCGAACATAAGGTATGAACATTTAGGTTCAGAGGCGAACAGGTGGGCAAGATTTTTAACTCCATTGAGTTACGATCTTTTCCAATCAACAGGAAGCAACGCAAATAATGGAAATGAAACAATACAAGGAGTTTATAATCAGGCTAGATTTAACCCTGATTTTCCAACTAAAAGTAGCGGTAAAGCTGTAAGACACCCTCATTTTGGAAACGAGTTAGGAGAATCTTTGTTTCTTACAAAAGATTATTCAATGGCTGCATATTGGGATAGGTTTAGATTAGGAACTGCAAATTCAGGATTAGGGCATATTTCTACAGATATAGGAGCTCAAAGTATTTCATGGGATAATTGTGCTTGGGTAACATACTATGAACACGAAAGGGCTGTTGCAGGTAGCGGAGCTGGAGGATCAACAGGTTTTACTGGCATGAAGAGTATTGTTTTAGATTTAAGTTTTTTAAACTTTATAGCGACAGAAAAAGAGACTTATAATTCTTATTCTTCTGGACCAGATGGGGTACTTGGAACTGCTGATGACATACAAGGGCCTTATGACAACATAAACCTTGATATTAGATCTTTTATGTTTGGGGGTTTAGATCCTGTTTCTGGGTCAATATGGCCGAGTTATAAAATAAATTTAGCAAGTTTCTCTCCAGGTTTTTTCGCTCAAAATTTTTCTACTAGATCTGGTCAATGGACTAATTTTTTCCAAAATGTTTCAGCTTACGGAACAGCTAATGTTGCGGAAAATTTAGATAAAGCGTGGTATGTTTTCTGTGCTCATGAAAAAGATAGTGCATTGAACGCTTTTTATGTAGATACTCAATATAATTTCCTAACACCAACTATTGTAGCCGCATTTAGCATGCAAAGAATGTTTGGAACTGGAGCTTATACAAATGACAGGGCTACATCAGCCATTTCGAGAGAAATGGTTGC